GGTCAGAAGTGTATGACTGCTGTATCCTTCTTCTGAACACAGCCGCCACCACGCCCTCTGCGAGCCAACTGATATGTGTAGTCTCTCAAGGATAGACAACAGTGAAATACCTAAAGAACCTAAGGACCACTGCAAGAGTGCGTACACAAACGATATCAAGTGGGCTAAGGCCTATCTTGAGCAAGACAAGTCTATTTCTTAGAGGAGCAAGGGGCGACTGATGGGTGGCACAATAGATACAAGTTTAATCCTAACCCTAGGTGGGATGTTATTTTCTATAGCAGCAGCAGCGGCTGTAGCAAAACGGGAAATAAAACTACTCGCTGACCAAGCTCAGGATTTCGAGAACAGACTACGTAAGTTAGACCAACGAATAGACCGTCTGGAAAATACGGTGGACACTACCCAACATAGGCTTGGTATCCTAGCATCTATGTCCTCACCTGATACAATGGAACGACGTACTCGTGAGGTTGAACGGTTAAGGGCAGACGTAGATCAATTAGTAAAACGAGATAAGCAGTAGACCGGTTGGCTCCAGTAGCTTAGTCAACCGGTCCTCGCATCTTTGTCAATCGATATCTTCTATTAGTTTGTTGAGGTACCACTGAGCTTTCTGTAGGTCCTGCTTAGCTTTACCCTTGTACTTGAACCGGTGCATGTACTTCTTAGCACACCCCTCTAGGTAGCCTTGGAACGCCTCTGTTGTCATGTTATCCTTCATGTACACGATACACTCAATATCGCCATTGCTGTAGTGTTCCGGTTTATCTACCGGGTCATGGTGCGTTGTACTAATGCACTCTACAGGCTCAGGTGGTTCTTCAGGGTAATCTAGCACAGTGGTTCCTTTTCCTTTATACTCTTCGTTCCAACCAAACTCATCCCATAGCTTTGGCCCAGATGGTTTACTCATACGGAACCTCCAATTGCTACACAGAAGCTTGCCACAAACTTGATCTCAGGGTCTTGTCTCAACTGTTTGTCTCCTATCTCCTTCGTAACCTCACACTTAGACTTTGTCTCAAACAGAAACGGTGGTGTATGTGGCTGTGGTCCTGTTGGTGTCATCAAGATAGCTACGATAACGAACAGTGCTGCTGTCATTTGTCTACTCCTTTGTAAACGAAGTCAGTGATCATTGGGAACACTGGTTCAATTGCTGCAACGATCTTGAACGCTAGGTCACGGTGTTCCTTCTGTGTGTCAGGTGAGGTACGTGCTGCGACATAGTGACACCAGTTACGTACGCTACCATTCAGGAACATGCGTGTAAGCGTTAGTCCCTCAGGTAGTATAGCACGTGCTACTTCCTTTGCAATACCTTTCTTCAGTGCTTGGTCATACAGGGTGAACGCATGGTCACGTAAGTTCATCTGTCGTTCTGTCCACCAGTCAGCTGTGTCTTCATCGTCACACTCAAGTGAGTTCTGTCGGTTAGCTGTGTCTTGCATACGTGCCTCGTACACACCACTGGTAGTCTCAGTAGCGGAGTACCGTTGGCTAAACTCCTGTACCTTGATATCGTGCCGCAGTACCTGACGTGCTACCGTTCGATCAGTGGTGACATCCAGTACAATGTTGGCCATCTCAAGTGGTGACCAGTGTCGTTCCTTGATCAGGTAACGCACCAGCTTCTCATTGCTAGACCGACGTGGTCCGCTAGGGTTCGACACACGAGCACACTCAGCGATGGTGTCCACTAGGGTTGAGGCAGGGTTACCTCCGATCCAATTCGTATACCCTACTAGCTCAGCACTGTTCCTCATCGCATGTCCTTCTGGATAACAGCTTCACATTGGTCTAGTTGGACGGTAACAATCATATCTACTGGCCCAGCTGGTCGCCACGTAGCTTCCTTGAGACCAACAGTGGTGCGCTCCATTGCCACATTCTGTAAGGTAAGACTGTTAGCTCCCGAAGGTGGAACAACCACCCCCATGTACATGTAGGATTGACAGATAGCGATCACTGTGTCACCGTTCTTGTAGCTCATTTGGTACCTCCAATAGTAAAGTCGAAGAAGTACTGAGCACCAAAGTCTGCACAGCTACACCGGGGTTTCTCCAGTTCAAGCCGTAGTTCATCCATGAACTCAGACCAATCCTTTCGACTCATGTCGGTACTGTTGGACAGCTGAGTGATATGCTTAGCTAGCTCTGGGTATTCGTCAAGCCACTTCATTTGGTATCTCCTAGGTTATGTCAACGATTTCACAGCTGTCACCACTGCAGGCAAACATCTGGCTGGACTTAGTGTGGTCCTCTTGTTCAAACAGTGCAAGCTCTGACCAATCGACACCCTTAGGCATCTTCTGTGCAGCGTGTGCGTACTCCATCAAGGTTATCTCTTGGTAAGGCGCTTGTCGGTACACATGATCACTGTGTGGTAGGAACGATAGTCCACTGACAATACTCCAATTGTTGTACACCCAAGCAGCTACAGCAAGCCACTCATGCTCACTTACTGTGATGGTACAGCTGACACTGTGTTCACACCAGCTTACTTGGTACACTTTCCACAACTCTAGCTGAGCGATAGCATCCAGGGAGTCACGTGTTAGACACTTGTCTGGTGCACGAGTAGGGAAAGAGAACACAGTAGTCTTGTCAGGTGCATCCTCCAGTGGTTCGTTAGGGAACCCTTTAGCTTTCATGAACTGAGTCATAGGGTCCATGTTGTCAGCACGAACAGTACGAATGTAGTACTCAGAGTGACGGGTGTGAATACCACTGGAGCTATCAACCAGCTGTGACACTGTACCACTAGGCTTAACACAAGTGGTAGCTGTTGACTGTGGAACACCTAACCTCTTAGACAGTCCCTTGTTACATGCTACAACGATAGCTTTCAGGAAGTCAAGTGTCTTAGCAAGACCAGCGTTAGCGTTAGTCATAAGTGGATTGTCAGTGATACCTGTTAGGCTTACACCAAGCAGACGCTCCTCGTTACAGTTGTCTTCCCAATCGCTGTTCAGTTTGCTAAGGAATGGGAAGTGCGTATAGGTAGACTGGATAGTACCAAGGTATGCAGCCCAGTAGCACTTGGTAGCTAGAGAGTTGACATCATCAGTTACACGAACGACAACCTCAGTCAGGTTACAGAACTGACGTGGACGTAGGATGATCTCACCACAGGGGTTGGTACCAAACTGATAGTCAGATAGGCGTCGGCTATTCTCTAGTACCTTAGCAACAGCAGCGTCACGGTTGAAGATACCACGCTCACCACTCTTGCTCTCAATTAGGGATAACCATTCCTTCATGAAAGCTTCAGTGCCGGGTTTCTCAGTGTAAGCTGCACTGTTGTTAGCGAGACCACGAATGCTATCTGTTTTCCACCAGTCACCACTCTTAGCTGTACGCATACGGTCATCAGACAGGTTGCTTAGGCTGATCATAGCTGACCGTCGTACACCACCGACAACAACAGACACACCTACCATGCACAGTATGTCATGACACTCAAGGGAGTTAAGCTTACGTCCCTCTGCTGCCTTGAAGGTCTCAACGGTGAACTTGAATAGATCGACGAGAGGGCCAGGGCCAGACGCACGACCACCAAAGGTCTTCAGTGGTGTGCCAGCTGGTCGCACTGCTGATACATCCCACTTAGGAATGATACCCATGTACAGCTGGTTGATCAGGTGGTTGTAAGAGGTAGCCCAACCTTCCTTTGAGTCAGCTACGACTACTGTGTAATCACCTTTTACCAACTTAGGAACAGTAGGTAGCTTGGCAATCTCTTGTCGCTCAACAGAGAAGCCTTGGCCTGTACCGCATAGCAATACGAACAGTGCCTCTGCGAAGGACGAGGGTTGGTCAACTGGCAGGTAAGCACAGTTGTACATACAAGTGTTGTCACGTGCAGCAGCAGGTCCCGCAGTCATCATAGAACGCATTGAAGGCATCACATCCTGATTGATGATAGCCATACGTAGCTCGTCAGGTACCTCACCTACCACTGGTAGTACGATGTTGTCCAGGTACCGATCTACTGTCTCAATCCATGTCTCCCGTCGCTGCTCATCAGGTAGCCATCGTGCATACCTGCTCGTGTGAATGAACTGCTGGTACTCACTCATCGTGTTACTGTTCATACTAAATCTTCCATTCGATCTTGAGGTCTACACATTGCTGTGGTGTACAGTTCCACGAGAGTACCACACGTAGTGCTGCTAGTACCTTCTCGTAGACATCCTTATCCTCACCGTCTGGTTCGACAGCATAGCTTGCTGTGAGGTCCTCGTACTGTCGGATAAGTATCTTCTGTGTCAACTCGTCGATAGCTTCGTCGTCTATTGTTATCATCATAGTGTTAGTTTCCTTAGTTCTTTCTCAGTTTAAGGTGCTTGAGTGCTATGTATTTCAACTTAGGTTTCTCAGGGTGGCCGTATATCCACATTCCTGTGTATGGTTCGAACTTATCCCTGAAGAAAGCGTCCATCGTGTCGTTTCCTGTTGTCACCTCAGGGTTTATCTCCGCAGATACCCTGTCGTACGTGTAGTCGTCAACAACTGAGTGATTTAGGTACTCATATGCGTAGGCCCAAAGTGATACGTCAATGCGACGCTTGGTCTCTAGCTCTACAGCTGAACCCCATGTCATAACAGTCGTACCCTTCGCTCTTCTTTTGTTTCTTTGTACATCCAAGGCAACACTTTATCAAGCCAAGTGACTACCTCTTCTGCTACACCGCCGATGAAGCTGATGACAAACAATGGAGTCAACAACGTAATCCTAAGTGCAGCTGCTAGTGTGTATCTAATCACGGGTTAACCTCACGAATAGTTCAAGGGATATCACAGCGAGTGGTTCCTTACGGTCACCTTCGATCAACAACACCGGGTCGTACGTGTTACTGTTGTCTATCGCCTGTTCGTAGTGCTTATACACAGAGAAACTCTTGTGCTTCTTGCACTCAAAGGAGAACGGAAGCTTGCGTCTGGCAGCAGGTGAAAGCATAAGGTCCTCACCACCGGCACCCATTGATCTACTTAGGATGTCATCCGGGTGTAGACCAAAGGCTTTCACAAAGATAGCTGCTACCTTCTGCTGAAACTTCCGTCCCTTTGCCTTAGCTGAGGCTGTATTTACTGCGTATCTCCTCGTACTCCTTAAGGTTACGTAACAGGCGTATCTGTAACAGTGTGTTCTCTAGGCTTACGTCAGTGCCTTCGTTCTCCTCTTGGTAAGCTTCGTAGGCTTCGATCACTGCGGTCGCCCAGCTGACATCATCGTTCGCTAGGATAGCTTCTGCTTTCTTAGGCCCTATACCAGGGATACCTTTGATGTTATCAACAGCGTCACCGGTTAACGCTTGCTTCCAGAAGCTGTAGTCTGCTTCTTCCTCTGTTGGATGTACTGTTGTTAAACTGTAGGTACTGAAGATTTCACAAGGTATCTGTCTGAAGTCCTTGTCAGCACTGACGATCACTACATTGTCTAGGCCACGTTTGTAAGCAGCCATACAGATACCATCGTCAGCCTCATACCCTTGACACACAACAGTATTCCAGTGGTCAACCGCATGCTTGGTAACATCAGCTAGGAACTCAGGCTTAGGTCCCTTGCGGTTAGCCTTGTAGCTAGGAAAGATTTCCTTTCGGAAGTTACGTTTGCCTGTAAAGAACAGGGTCTGATCGTCTTCCTTCCAGCCACATGCAGACCATATCATTTCATCAACGAGGTCATCAAAGATAGCTATCGTACCTTTGAGGTTACCAGGGTCATCCTTGGCTCCCTTAGCGCACGCACGGTACGCCAAGAGATCACCATCGACCAGTGGATACTTCAGTTAAGCCATCAGAGCGTCGGTAACGTCAACCGGTGCAACCTCGTACTCTACCAGTTCCACAACCCGGATACCTTTGAGTCGGAATGCTGCCTTGTCACCTCGTACAGGGTACGTCTCGACAGCTAGCTTCACAGAGGAACCATTACCAATGGCTACCTCTTCGTCCCAAGCGTTACCATCGTCATCCATAACCTTAGGTGGACCACCACTGCCAATGATCTCGACACCCTTAGCAGTGATTTTAGGGTTGTGGTTGCGATACGGACGGAAGAACTTACGACCATCTTTCTCTTTGATAAGGTCATGACCCATAGAGTTGAGGGGTACACCGAGGTTGAGACACAATGTCTTGAACTCTTCTGGATCATCAGGAAAGAAGTTCACATTGTAACGACCACCAGCTGCAGCGACAACACGAGCAGCGTCATTGTCGTCACCACCAAGGTCACGGTTGCTTTCGAAGAGCTTCGGCCATTCGATGGTGCCTTCGAGGATTACAGTTTTGTTAGCCATTTGGGAAGTCCTTAAGTAGTTGGGTCAGTATTGTACCATGGTTCGCGAGAGGGGGTCAAGTGCTTATTACGGGTTATGTTCCTCCAAGTTGAATGTCGTAGGGTTGAACCGTAGGAAACCACCGTGTCCAGTGGTACTGGTAGGACGATTCTTGATCACCAGTAGTTCAGTAGTGTTCTTCGTTGTCTCATCCTCTGCCATTATGTCACGCTTGAGTTGGATGACAACAGCTGCACGCTTGCTAATCATGCGGCTGTCTCGTGTCTTACCGTCGTCATTCTCATGTGCTACGGTGATGATACCGACGTTCAGGTCACGTGCCAGTGTCGCTAACTTTGTAGCAATGCTACTTAGGAACTGTTCAACACTACCTTCGTCATGTCGGAAGTACGCAAGGTCTTGGATAGGTTCGAAGAAGACAAAGTCTACGTTACATCCTACCACAAGGTACCTAATCTTGTCCAGTAGACTGTTAGGATCGTC